TAGATTAGCTGAGGTGACAGCAGAATTTTACAAGTTGCTAATCAAGTCTCCTAGTATTAGTGCAGTTGTCAAGGAGATTGTGAGCGAGGGACATAAGTGTTAATGCGGTAATTGCATCGTTGATACTATCTGGATTGTAATACTTGAGTTTATGGGCTTTTGAATTGCGATAAAGGTGAGCAATTGTGAGCAATAGATTTTTCAATCCTTTGTACTCGCTCTGCTCGTTAAGCGTTTGTAGTTTGTTACCGTTTATGATAACGATAGGTTCTTTGAGTTTGAAGCATTGATCTATCAGACTAGCTGAGTCCATTGATGAGCCTGTTAGTAGACGAATACGGTGGAAAATCCCTTTACTTGCTTCAAAGACGGCATGGAAATAGTTTTCTTGTAAGAGTTCTTGGGTACAAAATCTTAAAACTTGAGAATGGATTTTTAGTTCTCTCAGTCTACTATCAAGTGTTTCAAAACGTTTTTTGGCTTCTGGTAATGTTTTTGAGATAGTTGTACCAATTATTCGTCCGTTATCTGATATAGTCAATCCTTTCAGAGAAAGGGGAATGTTGAGTGCAGTTTTTAAATGTTCAAAAACCGAAGCTTCATTGATATACCTCAAAGGGTTACAGACGTATTCAATCACAAGTTTTATATTATCTGTATTCTGTGTCCTATTTAATATATCAGACATGAGATTGTGCACCCGTTTGTGCTTGTTAAACCCAGAATTTTGGTCGTTTTGAGGATAACCTAAAACTTCGCCCATTCGTGTTATTTCAGAATGAGAAACATAGTCAGATAGTATTTTACTGATTGCGTCTATAAATTGTGTATCAATGTCTAACATAAGTAAACCTCGTTTTTATTAAAAATTATACCACAGAAAGGAGAACCATATGAGACCAAAACAATATCCGTATAGCGGAAATAAAAAAGAATCTATTGCGGTAACAGTAGATTCCAAAACGCTAGCCGAGAAACTAGAGATTACTGACCAATCGAATATTTCCCAAGCGAAACACCGATTATTTGGTCTGTAAACAAGTAGACAAACGGCATTTTGAATTCTTGATGTGAAGATGAAATCAAGGTCACATCAACTAAGACAATCACATCAGAATCAGATGAAGTTTGTTCAGTATCTGAAATTTGATGTAATTTGTCACTGATTGCATAAACTGTGTGATACTTTTCGTTTTTTTCTTTTGGTATAAAATTTCCGACATAAGTACCAGCAGCAGTTGAAATTATAATTTGTTTGTCTGCATCCTCAGTCAACATATACATCAGACCTAGAAGGTCTTGTTTAACATTTTTATCCATAGCGTTATCCTCCTTTCCATAATTTTTGAATACAACGGTGAGAGGTCATATTCAAATAAATTATATCAGAAAGGAACGAAAGACACAACATATTGTTATATAAATAAAAAATGAACACAATATGTTGATTTTTGGAGAAATATTATGTGGGAAAAAATCAATAAAATAATGCTTGAGAGAAATCTCAATATGAATAAATTAGCAAAACTAACAGGGATTAACAAAAGCCACTTTAGTGATTTAAAAAGTGGGAGAATTAAACATCTGTCATGGCCGAACATGGTCAAGTTATCTACAGGACTAGGTATCAGCTTAGATGAATTTAAATAAAACAAAAAACGACTGCGGGAACAGTCGCTAACTAACTTAATTTACTTAATTATATCACAGAAAGGAAACAATATGCTAGCAAAACTTAAAAGCGGTATCGAAGTACCTTACGAAGAGCTTTGGCTTAATGATAACGACTTATCCGAATTTATTGGAAAGTCATTTGACCAAACGCAGCGATTACTAAGAAAGATGTACAAAGACAGAAATTATCGCAAATACATTGACAAGGTTGGCGGTCGTTCAACAAAAGTTAAAAAATTTGAAGAATGGAGAAAATTACAAAATGAAAAACTTATTTAACTTTATTTTTGCAAAACCAAAAAAACAGGAAGAAAAACAAAAATGGGCAATCGAAACACATGGCTGGGAAGCTAATGCACGACGTTACGACAATATGATTGAACGTAATAATAGAGGGCGTACATGTTAAAAGAAAATTTTTTTGAAAGCGATGAATGATGCATATTGAAGAAGTAAAAAACAACCAATTTTATCAGTTTCCGCAGTGGTTGTTAAAAGAGCCATATAACGTTCTGAGCGATAAAGCAAAATTAATTTATATGTTGTTGTTTGATCGCAGAACACTATCTGTGGAAAATAAGTGGTTTGATGATGACGGTAAGGTTTATATGTACTTTACAAACGAGCAATTTATGGAACTACTTAAATGCTCAGAAAAAACAATCATAAAATCTAAAAAAGAACTGTCTAATTTCGGCTTATTAAACGAGGTCAGACAGGGTATAAACAAACCCAACCGCTTATATATCAATGGAACTGTAAAAGTTACAGGTCAAGACCTGAATAATTTACAGCACGGAACTGTAAAAGTTACAGGTCAAGACCTGAATAATTTACAGGGAATCAATACTAATAATATCAATACTAATATATCAATACTAAATAACCAAAACTTAGTGCCTTCTAATCAGACAACTACTAACTATATATATAGTATAGCGGAACAAGAATTTGGTCGGTTGTTGTCTCCTATGGAAATTGAAACTATTCGTACGATGATTAAAGAAAATAATCATGACTTAATTAAGGAAGCTATCAAAAGAACTAAGCTTCAAGGAAAAACTAATCTTAACTATGTTAGAGGTATTTTACGTAACTGGAGAGATGACAACATCACGACAATTGAGCAAATAGAAGCTAAAGAGAAATCTAGGAAATCTAAGCAAGAAGAGGTAAGTGAGTATGATACTTGGTGATGAGAATGCGCTTGATAAAATCGCTTTGTCCTATCAAAAAAATACCAAAAAAGAAGAGACAATTTGTGACAAGCATGACTGTAGCTATATCACAATCCTTAAAACTGGTTTGACAGTTTGCCCTAAATGCCACAAAGAAGATTTGGAAAATCAAAACGATTTACACGTTCAAAAACAATATGAGAGAGAACTCGAAAACAAACGGCTGTACTATCTAAAAAGGTTATCAATAATGGATAGCGAACTGGAAAACGCATCGTTTGATAATTTTAGAACTGACACAATCAAACATAAAGAAGTGCTTGTTTGGGCTAAAACAATGGCTAACGATTGGTTTAAAGGAGGTCAGGGTAACATTATCATGACTGGTAAAGCTGGACGAGGCAAAAGTCATCTAGCTTACAGCATTATCAGAGGACTGTCAGATAAGACGAAGAAGCTAGGGCTACTTGTAAATGTTACTGATTTGTTATCAGAAATAAAGCGAGACTTCAGTAAAGAGGCGTTTTGGTTGGACAAATTAAAAGAGGTTGATTATCTAGTTTTGGATGATTTAGGTGCTGAAAAGGTTAGCGATTGGTCGACAAGTATTATATATAGCTTACTTAACAAGCGTACAAATACAATCATCACGACAAATCTTACACCAGCAGAGATTAGACGGATTTATGGAGAAAGAATTGCATCACGGATACGAAAAGGTTGTGATAAAAGCCATATCATGGAGTTTGAAGAAATGGAAGACGAAAGAATGAAATTATGGAACTAACATTAACAACATTTTTCGGCTTATCAGAAGAGCATGCAGCAAGAATTATGGCTCTAGATGAAACTAGTCGAAATAAAAAAATTGAAGAATACAGGCAGTTAAGACTGCGCAAAGGGAGGATTGACTTTGGAAAATAGACCAGATTTGAAATTAGTAGCTGAATTAGAAAATAGGATTAAAGACTTAAAAATCGAAAATGAAATCTTAAAGTCTAAAAACATTGATTTGTCTGAAGATGTTAAATATTTAAAAGATGAATGCTTCGAAAAAGATAGTTCTATAGTGGATATTATGGTTAATAATAACAACATAAGAAAAGAAAACAATGAGTTGCGAGAAATGTTTGACTTTATCAAAGATAGACTAGAGAAATTCGTAGGTAGCTCGCATGGTAGAAATTAGATTAGATGATGATTTATACACCTATGACGGTGAATTTAAAAATGCACTTATATTTGTACTAGACAGCTTAACAGGAAACGATGAAAGTACATTAACGCCAACTTATGAAAAATATGATGGATGGACAGACGAAAGTCTTATCCAAGAAATACTAGAATTAACTGATAAAAAGCTAAACATTGTGTTTAACTTTGAAATAGACGCTAACGTATCAGTCAAACAACACATCTTGGATAACTAACAATGGATAATACAGATTAAAGCCGAAAATTGGCAATTGAAACAAACGAAAGGTAGAAGAAAATGACAAACAATCAGTTAGCACAAAATAACCATAACAGCTTTTTTAAATCACCAGCTGT